ACGGCGGTCGTGGGCCTGCCCAGGACCGCCGTCTTGACCGGGCCGCCTGCGGGAAACAGTTCCTTGATCGCACGCGCGGCGAACTCGACCGATGCCTGGGCGAGCACGGGATGGACGGCCCCCGAGGCGCCGGGCCACGGCTCGTCCCGATCATCCGCCGTGCGGTCGACGCCGAGAGAGGCGATGCCGTCCGCGTAGATGGTCTCCCATTCCGACCGGCTCTCGATGTCCCGCTGTACCGCCTCGACAATCTTCGTGCCGATGGCGGCGACGGTGCTCTGGTCGATCAGGTCGGCGAGGTTTTCGTGATGATCGACGTCCTCGGCAGGCTCGTCCTCGTCCAGCGAGACGGAAAGATCACCTCCCTCCTCCTGCTCTTCGGCAAGCTCCACCTCTTCCGGCTCCAGGTCGAAGTCGGGAAAGGGGAGCGAGCCGGTCATCTAGCTACTCGTCGCCGAACTTGCCGCGCTCGATGAAGCGGACGTACCTGCGCGCGATTTCCTCGACGTTCTTTGCGCCCGGAAACATGCCGATGTGAGAGCCCGCGAGCTTGAGGCATTCGAGGCGGCGCGCTGCGACATCGGCGTCAACCACAATCGGCGCCTCGATGGCGGCGGCGGCTTCGATTGCGGCGGTCATCAACCGATGATCCACGTCAGAAGCGCTGCGCAAAGGCCGAAGCCCAGGCCGACCGTCACGCCACGGCGAATGAACCGGCGCGCGTAGATGATCTTGTTGTTCAGCGACGCTGCGCTCTTCTCCGCCGTCCACGGCCCGGCCTGCATGACTTCGGTGTACTTGGGCTCGGGCAGCACGAACGCGCCAAGGATGATCAGCAGGATCACGACCATCTGCGCCACGGATGACCAAATGTACGCGCTCATCCTCGCCTCCTATCCATCGCCTTGCGGTTGAGGGCCCAACGGTCGGGTCTGGTCTCCCGCCAGGCGTTTCCGCCTATCAGCGGTTGAAGATCACCCGTACATCGCCTTGCGCTTGGGCTGCTTCGTGGGCTTAGCCGGCTCAGCGTCGTCGACCGTCGCCAGATTCATCCCGCGACGCAGCGTCAGCCACGCCTGGGTACAGGTATCCACGTAGTCGTTGACCTCGCCGGCAACGCCCTGGAACGTCTCGCACTCGGCGATGACCGCCTCCGCCCAATCGACGAACTCGGCGGGGTTGCGCGACTTCCGATCCTCGTTCAACCGGCACGGCGCATAGACACGGCCGCCCTCAAGGATCACGCTCGACGCATGAGCCCGCACGCGCTTGGCATCGAAGCCTTGCCCGCCGCGTATCCCGGTGATGACTGCGTTCGGATCGAACTTCCTGACCGGAATCCCGGCCTTCCTAAGCTCCTGGACGAGGCTCAAGCCGCTAGCCTTGTTCTCGACCAGCACGAAGTCCGGGTTGTGGTCGTCGTAGAGATCCTGAGCCTTCCGCCGAAGCTCGGGGAACGGAACCCGGCCCCTCCAGGCATCCAGGAGGATCATGCACTCCGGCGCATCCTTCTTGGGCTTGAAGACCCCCCAAGTGGTGCAGGCGGAAAAACTGCCGCTTTCCTCTTTCTCGCCGTAGGACAGATCCCACGACTGGATGACGGCCGAGCACTCGGGCATCTCCCGGTGTACCCACTTCCGCCACCACGGCCGCTTGAGCAGCCCGTATTCGGACGGGTCGATCAGCTCGGCGTGGATTTCCTGCCGGCCGAGCTGCGTCCCCTCGTAAGCCTTGCGGATGTCCTCGACGAACTCAGGCGCGAGGTTCGCCGCGTTGTCGTAGGTCGAACCGCCCGTCTTCACCGTCCCGCTCAGAGAGAGCAGGCGGATCATCAGCGGCGTGGGCTTTGGCGTCGTCGTGACGATGGTCTGCGGCGCCGTCCCCAAGCGCAGACCGAACTTGTACATGTCCCAGGCCGCCGGGTAGCGCCAGGCACCTACCTCGTCCAGCCACCCTGCGTCGTGCTGGGGACCTCTCAGGCGCTCAGGCTCATCAGCCGAGTAGGTGATAGCCACAGCCCCGTTCGCCCACGTCACCCGGCGCTTGGACGGCTCGTAGACCGGCCGCCCGACCAGGATGCCCTTGCTGTCGCGGTCCTTGTCCCAACAGACGGAGAGCAGCCCGGACTCACCCTCCACCATGACGTCGCGAGCATCCGCGGCGGTCGGAGCGACAAGGGCGATACGCCTACGCCCCGCCTTGACCTGCTGCCTGACCCACTCGGCGCCGGTCCTGGTCTTCCCAAAGCCTCGGCCGGCGATCACTGCCCACATCTGCCAGTGGTCTGAGGGAGCAAGCTGCTCGGGCCTAGCCCAGAACCGCCATTCCCACAGAAGTTCTTCTAGCTGCTCGTCAGTGAGGCTTCGGAGGATTTTGTCCCGCTCTGGCTTCGGTACTGAAGCGAGCAAGGCGGCCTTCGATTGCATCCAGTACGCCTTCGGACCTCGTCTCCGTGCGGTCGCTCACGCCCCCGGACAGAACCTCGGCCAGCTTGATTGCTTCCACGGCTCCGCCCACCAAGCCGCGATAGTCGCCCTCGGCTTTCGTGGTAGCCGCCGCCAACCCCGCTCGGGCGGCATCGGTCAGCATCTTCACGGCATCGAACACGGCCTCTTGGACCGCATCGGCGCTGGGCTGTAGCAATTCCGCCACTCTTCGCTTCACTTCGGGTTTCTTCGCGAGGGTCGAGGCGCCCTGTGCGCTGCGCTTGTACCCGGCCGCTTCGTAGCTCTCCAGCTGCCCCATCCCTGCCGCGAGGTTCTGAGCGAACCGTTCGTGGCGGGGGTCGGAGAGGATGGGCATGGTGGACCTCAGAAGCAGTGCGCGCTAAGTCCCTGCGGGACGCCAGTCCGTCGTATCGCGACTTGCTTTCCCCGCGTTACACGAACCGCAGAGCACTTGAAGGTTTTCAGGGTCGAGCCGGAGATCCCAGTGGGTCTTCAGCGGCTTGATATGATCCACATTGATACGCACCCCGTCCGCCGGAGTGGCGCCGCAGGCCTGGCAACGCGCGCCATGGCGGACCAACGCCTCATATCGCGCCGCTCGCCATTCCCGCGTCGAATAGAATCCGTCCCGCTTTGGCTTAGATGCCTTCTTGCGCCGAGACTTGCGAAACCGCCGCTTCTGCCGACGCTTTTCTTCCCTCGTCAGTCGCCTTTCAACGATGACAGGGGAGCGAAGGTGCGCATCGGGTTGTGCGGTTAGCCGCAACCTGCCCCCGGGAACGACAACTGTTCCATCGGGCATGGTTACCCTTCCGGGGGCGCGGCTCGGGCTGTCGCCACAAACGGCCGCTAGAACGCGAAAACCCGGCGCGGAGGTTCGGGCCGGGCGAGCTTGTCGACGATGAATATAAGACCGCTACCGCATTTAACCGAGCGGCGTCAAGGGCTATTTGCTCACATCAAGAAGCCGACGATGAAGCAGCCCCCAGCAATCGCGATCAGCCAAGGCGCATACCGGGCGTAGGTCGCCTCGGCATCGACCCAGCGCTGGTGCGCCAGGACGTTCTCTCGATGAAGCTCGGCGAGCGTCATGTCCTCAAGGCGCTTCGGTGCGTCGCTCATTGGCTCGCCTGTATCACGGCCTCGATGATGCACCACGCGGCGGGGGCGCCGAGGATCACGATGAGGGGGAAGAGAAGCATGGCTAGTCCTTTCCGGTTATCTGCATGATGATCGGCTCGGCCGCGTCGACGCCGAGCAATTCGCGCAAGCCGACGCCGTAGTAGCCGGTTGGCTGTGCAAAAGCGCTGTTTAGTGCGCGCTGCACCGCTTCGTTGATTGCCGCGCGGACGGTCCAATGCAGTCGGCGCTGATCCTGCAAATAGGCGCGGCGCAGATCAGCCGGCATCCATCGCGTGCCGAGCGGGCGGTAGACGTCGCCGGGGATGGGATTGAGCGTTTCCCAAGCGGGCATCTCACGGCTCCCGAATGATTGGCGTCACGATATTGCGGATTTCGTCGGTAGTGAGCGGTCGGCTCGTGCCTCGTGGCAGTTTGATCGCCGGCGCCGTCATGCGCCAGACGACCGCGGCGACGAAGACGACGGACACGGCCGCGAACGTCGCTATCTGGCCGCCCGGCACGCCAGCGCGGAGCAGGGGCACGATGCCGAACAGCACGGCGGTCGCCGAGATCAGAAAGGCAAGCCCGGCCCGCTCCATCTCACGGCTCCTTGAGGGCGGCGTCGATCATTGCCCACCACGTTTCTTCTGCATCACCGTGCCTAAGCTGCGTCATCGTGCAGCGATAGGCGGTTATGCCGTGGGTGGTCCCAGCCTCCAGCATTGCCTCGGTCGGCTCGCGCATGGCGGCGATGGCGGCGCGGGCTATGTCGCGCCAGTGCTGCTGAAGTTCGGGAGCTAGGCCATCCCATTTCTCGTCCGGGAACTCTTGCCCCGGGATCGGGTGCATCGTCTTGATGCCCTCGATCATCCGTTCGTAAGCCGCCCGCGCCACAGTCTCGATCATGCTGTCGGTCATCAGGCGCTTTCCTGTAGATGATCCATGAGGATAGCGACGACCTTCGCGGCTACGGCTGGATCATGGATGGTCAGGGTCGGGCCGCCCGATGCTTGGATCAAGAGCGGTGTCCCGCGCTCGATCACGGCCAGCAACTGGCGCAGATCGTTTAGGATGCTCTCTTGGTCGGTCATGGGGACACCAGCCATGTTGGCGCGTTCTGCTCCAGGTCTTCAAGCGCACAGCACTCGTCGCAATCGCGGTACGGGTCGCCTTCTTGAACGTAAATCTTGGTGTCCCTTCTGGCGACGCGGACCATCTGTCCGGCCCGCGCGGCGGTCACTGTATGCCCGAAGCGTTCGTGAAGGTCGTGGCGGGAAAGATCGCCAGCCGTTGCCCGGCGTATCACGCGCGTGGTTAAGGTGATCCCGCTGTCGGTCATATGCCCCTCCCATCAACGCGCTTGGTCCGGCAAATGATCTTGTCATCTTCGTGGAAGTCACCATACATCGGCCCAGGCCATCCGCTTTCGGCGTTGCGCTTGGCGGCGCGCTCCCGAAGGTCGGTGGCGGCGAAGTCAGAGTAAAGATCGGTCGCCACATCGGCGGTAATCACGAACGGATAGGCACTGATCACCATGGCCCCGCCATAAAGGACGTGGTGGTTCGCCGCGCGAAGTTCCGACCGCTCAAGACTCGGCCATTCTTCATGATCGAAGCGCCGGTCGCGGTAGGGATAGACGGGGCCTGCGGTCACCAGAACCTCCACCAGGGGCGCTTGGGCTTTGACGCCTTGGGCATAGAATGAAGGACCGGAGCGGGCATCTTGCAATACCCCTGGCAACCCCGAAACCGGCAGAAGTCGGCCCCGCATTTCGACGGCGGTTGCTGCGACAGGAAGAACTCGCTGATCCCCGCTTCGATATGCGTTCCTGGGCTCGGCATGTTCATCCACATTCCGTCGCTCAGATAGCCGAAGCGGTTTCGTTGCCCCCGGTCGTCGTTTGAACCGGGCGCAGGGATATATTCCGGTGGCCATTCTTCCGGTCGGAACAGACGCCGCTCGCGCAGATCCTCGATTTGGGCAGCCTCCCGCGCCTCCATGTATCGCTGTCCAGGTTTCATGCAGCCTCCTTGTCCTTCGTCGCGTACTCGCCGCACCAGTACGTCGCATCGTTCTCGACCGCCTGTGGGAACCGGATGCAACGACTGCGCTCGGCGTAGAAATCAGGCGGCGATCCCTTGCTGGCCCAATCCCACATCCCGAAATCGGCGCGCTCTCGGTCCTCTCGCACACGGGGCGGCGCCCGGCGAGCCCATCGGCAGGTGGCGCAGGAGTCGGTCATTCCTCGGGCTTCCCGGCGAGGCCGCAGTAGCCCTTCGGCTCATCATGCCTCTCTGGATCGTGGTAGACGACGCGAGCCTTCCATCGCCATGCCATCTTGCAGCGCGAGCCTTCGCAGAAGCGTGGATAGTGTGGCATGTTAACCGGCGCATCATGTCGGAACTCTCCGACATTTGGCGGCCCAAGACATTGCGATTGAGTCGCCTCTTCCTCGGTCAGGTAGGTCACGCCGCCATCTCCATGCGCTTGCCCCCGAAGTGCGCCCGCACCAGGGCATCCAGTCCGCGCTTCAAGGCGGGAAGCTCCCGCTTCATCGCCCGCAGCTTCTGCCGGTCACGGTCCCTCGCCCCTCGGATCTTCCACTTCCCCTCGTGCCAGATCGGCGTAACCACCGGCCGCTCGATCACCCATCCCGGAACGATCCGCGCGATGCAGACCGTCCGGCAGATGGTGAAGGCATTGCCCCCCTGCGTCGAAATCGCCGCAAGCCCACGGGCTACCTTCTTCTCCAGGGCCGAGCCGTCGTTGCCGTCCAAGGATCGACCCTGGACACGCTCGCCCGTCTTCGCCCAGGGCTGCCCGTAGAGAGCCCTGTGAGCCTGTCCGTAGTCTGTCCCTGCCGCCGCCTGCTCGTTGGTGATGTGGCCGAGGCTGGCGAGCACGGAGAGGGCGTCGTCGAGGTCCACCTGCCCCACGTCGTCGATCATGCGGAGCATCTGCGCCTGGCGCTCCAATGGACCGCGGTCAGGGCCTGCCTGCTCCCGCTGGATACGACCGTTCGGTTCCCTGTTGCCGGGCTTGCGATGACGACCGGGGCGACGAGCCATGCTGAAGGTTCCTGTTGATTGTGAAGAAATGGTCGAGATTGGTTCGCTTGCTGTCGTCACTTCGCGCTCTCCGCCAGGGCTTCGATGTCGGCCAGATCGACGGTCGTTGCGTAAGATGGCTTCGACCGCGGCCAGCAATCGCCCTCGGATGGACCATGCTCCCGCTTGCGGGTCGGCAGCCTCCTGATGGCCGCCATCCATTCGGAGTCGCGGGCGCGCACCGCATCAGAGCCGTATAATTGGTAGGCGCACACCTCAGGTGGCATCAGCCTCGGCTTCTTGGCTGCCTCTTCGGCGACACGCAACTCTTGCCGAACCCCCTCGACGATCTTCTCCGCATCCCGGACAAGGCTCGCGGTGAAGTCGTTAAAGCTGCCCCGCCCCGCGACGGCGCTTGCCAGCACCTCATCCGCCAGTTTGCCCTTCCAGGCCAACAACTGAGCTTCGGCTGCCTTTAGCCTGTCACGCTGATGCTTGATCACGTCGTCTCTGAGCTTGGCTATGTCGGTCATGGTCAGGGTTTCCGTGGAGATTCAGAGGGGCTGAACGAGAGCCTTGGCCTTCTGCGGAACTACGTGTCGGCGAGAGGGGCACCGTTAATTCGCGTATGGCTCCATGGATTTCGCGATCCTCGCCGTCTCCTCGCTCAGCAACACTTCAGCGTCCGCCACTAACCGACGCAAAACATCCGGCTGCTTAACGCCCATTATCGCAATCATCAAAGCGGCAACATGAATGGTGCTTGCTATTGCTTGTTCGAATCGCGCCGTATCCGGGCGCCCATCGAGAGAAGTTAGAGACGCAGCAGCCTCATCCAGAGCCATCTTCTTGACGCGCCCGTTAAACGTCTTGTCTTCGCTCACTTCCTGATCTCCTTCACTGACACGCGCCGCCGCTTCTTCCACGGCATCAGCTTGAGGCTCAGCAGCTTGATGCCGATCAAGCGGCCGTCCTCGGCGAAGTCGAGGATCACGCTGTCGTTGTCGCTACCCCACGCACCACGGGATCGCGCCACTTCGCCCTTCTTGATCTTGCCGGCTAGGTAGATGTACCCGGCGTCGGCCCGTTCATCGCGCGTGGCGTGTATGCCCCGCCGCTCACTCGCCTTCACACTCACCGGCTTGCGCTTAGGCATGTCAAAGCCCTCCGTTAATGAGCGCGCGGGTGCCATAGATCATCGCTGCGGAAAGCCAAATCCCGACGAGAATGCCCGCAAGAAACCACCATCTCTTTGTGCGAGAGGTTGCGATCCGCTGCACCTCCGGTTCATCCCGGACCTGATGTGTCAGCATCCAATGCGTCCCGGTCGCGTTTTGCTTTGGTTGCCAGGTCGTCACTCTCTCGCCTCCTCTATGCCAAGGTCGCCGGGGGCTCGATCCGCCCATCCGGCCAAATCACCGTCACCGGATAGCCGCGCTTGCGGGCGTAGCGGATCGTGTACCAAGTGCCGCCGCGCTCCTCCTCCTCAAAGCCCCGGGGGAGGGCCACCAGCCGCTTGGCCTCGTCCGCCATGGCGCGGTTGCGGGCGAGGTACGTCAGGGGCCCCCGCGTATCGTCGCTCTCGACGTAGGCTCGATCACTGGTCTGCACGGGTGGATGGCAAATGATCCGGCAGCCTTGAAGCCTGGCCTTCGCCGCAGCGGTCGCGTCCACCCCAACACAATCCCCATGGTGCAGGACTTCGATCTTCTCGCGCATCAGCCACTCTTCGAGGGCGACGACCTGATCAATGGTCGCGCCGAAGCGCGTTCCGGTGACGGCGGCGATCATCACCCTCTCCCGGCAGCCTTGCTGCCCGCTGTAGACACGAAGACCACGAGGACTGAAGCGGTCATGCGGTTCTCCGCGTCGGCTCTGAGGCCGGTTTTTGAGTCGCCTGATGGGCGCTGACGGGTGAGGCGCTAGGCTGGTAGCCACCGTCCAGTCGCAACGCTTCAGCGAGCGGATTTTCGGGCAGCAGGAAGTTTGCCCGCACTGGCTTAAGCCCTTCGCGGCCACCGGCAATCCAGGCGTCCATGGCAGCGTTGAACCGCTGAGCCGCGGCCTCTCGCTCCGGGTCGGTGACGAGCGCGGATGGCGAGGGCGGCAGAGCGCCGCTGGCAAGCCGAGCCCGCATGGCGTCCATCACCGCGTTCGTCAGGTAGCTCGCAGCTCCCGGCGGCCCGTTGCCTTTCGCGGCCTCGCGCACCATCACCGCCCTTGCGGCCGGAAACACGTCGAGATCCGGGTCGGCACCGGCCTGCAGCCAGCCCGTCACGGCATCGACCCGGGCCCATGCGGGCTTCCGGTTCTCGTCCACGCCGCAGATTTCCTGGAGTTTCCGCAGCACGTCGACCGCTCGCTTGGCAAGCTGGCGAACGTCGTCGGGAACGGCGTCGCTAGCTACTCCGCTAGGAGTAGCGTTAGGTGAAGAGTGAGGGGTTGCCGTTTCGTTGGCCTTCTGTTGAGCCTCCCGTTGACCGCTCCGTTGCGGTTCCGTTGACACTTCCGTTGCAACGGGCGTTGACCCTCCGTTGAGCTTCCGTTGACGTCTGGCCTCCGCGCTCGCCCTTCCTGCCCTGGACTGGTTCTCGCTGTTGGTCCAAGCCCTCGTCAGTTCGCGCTCAATCCGCTTGTGCGTCCACGTCGCGGCCACGAAGTCGATCTGGAAGAACCGGCCGATGGTCGGGCGCATCTTCCGCCAGTCCTTGAGCGGAAGCCGCGTGATAGCCGCCAGGGCCTCGTCGTCGTCGTTCAAGGGCCCTTGGTTGCGCCAATAGGCGTCCATCAGAAGGCGATAGGCGCCGTGCTGCAGCGTCGTCAGGTGCATGGTGTCCGCGGCGTAGTCGGCGATGTAGTGCGGATACCAGTCGTCGGGCTTGGTCATTCGCGGACCCTTGAGTCGAGATCGCCGAAGTGGCTGTGAGCCGGCTTGTAGTAGAGGTCAACCGCACCGGGAGGCCCCATGCGCTGCTTGGCGATGATGGCCTCGCAGATGTTCGCGGACTTGAACAGGTTCTGCTCATGCAGATCCCGGCGCTCGCCAAAGGCTTCGGCCGTCTCTTTCGGTCGCTGCTTGGGCGTGTCGCGTTCGAGGTAGTAGCTCTCGCGATAGAGGAAAATCACCACGTCGGCGTCCTGCTCGATCGACCCGGACTCCCGGAGATCGGCCAGCTGCGGGCGCTTGTCCTCGCGGGCCTCGACGGCACGAGACAACTGGCAGAGAGCGACGACCGGGACCTTGAGATCCTTCGCCAGGGCCTTGAGACCTTGGCTGATCAAGGTGACGTCCTCGGTACGGTTACTCTGCCGGTTCCGGCGGTTGTTGCCGGGGGCGATGAGCTGCAGGTAGTCCACCACCACGAGGTCGAGCCCGTGGCGCCGCTGCAGCCTCCGGGCGCGGCTGGCGATGACGTCGACCGAGGGAGCCGGGGCGTCGTCTATCCAGAGCGGTAAGCTGCGGATCTTGTGAGCGGCAGCCATCAGCGTCCCCATGTCCTCGGGCTGGACGTTGCCGCCGATCTGCAGGCTTGCCGGAATGCCGGTCATGCGGGCGAGGATGCGGTTGGTCAGGAGCCCGGCGCTCATTTCGAGCGAGAAAAAGCCAACCTGCTTTCCCTTGCTCGCCGCGTTGAAACTCAGGTTCAGGGCCTTGTCGCTCTTGCCCATGCCCGGGCGAGCACCAATGATGATCAACGATCCGGGGTGAAGGCCCGCGGTGCGCCGGTCGAGATCCGTTAAGCCGGTCGAAAGCCCGGACACCCCGCCAGACTGCCGTGCGGTCTCAATCTGCTGCAGCGTGGCGTCGACACCATCGCCGATAAGGGTCAGCCCCCTCTTCCCGGCCTTCTCGCCATCGGTGAGCGCGTGGATCTTGGCTTCGGCGTCCTCGATCACCCGAACGCCTTCTCGCTCAGGGTCGGCGCCGATGGCCTCCGAGATGATCTCCTGGCACGCAAGCACGACCGAGCGCCGGGCCCACAGGTCCATGATCGTGCGCGCCCAATCCTCGGCATTGACCATGGCGACGACGGAGCTTGCGAGCTTCACCAGGTACTGTCCGACCGTCAGTGCGCCGTCGACAACCTCGCCCTCAAACATGCGCTTGAGCGTGATCGGATTGGCGGTCTGGCCTTTGTCGATCGTGTCCCGCAGGACGTCGAAAATTCGACCGTGGAGAGGGTCTGCGAAGTGGTGGGCCCGGAAGTCCAAGGGGATGCGCTCCAGGGCCCTGTTGTTCGTCAGGACGGCGCCGAGAAGGTTCTGCTCCGCCTCGTAGCTGTGAGGCAGATTCACCGCCACGGGCGCGGCCGGCCAAGCGGCGGGAAGCGGGGCCATGCCGTCCATCAGGTGATCGCCTTTCCAAGGAATAGCCGCTCGAACTCCCGCCATGCGTCCACGGCCACCGCCATGTTGCGGAAGGACGGATGCCGGCAGGCGAAGTGGAAGGCGCGCATGGCCCGGTCGTGCGCTTCCTCGGCCTGATCCGTAGGCCGGCGATCCGCAAGACTGATGACCTGAGCACCCATCTTTCACCCTGTTAGCAATCGCGAAGCCGACCTTCGCATGTAACCGCCGCCGCCTGCATAGATGAGCCGATAACACCGGCCTCGCAACGCATTCATCGTCCAGACCCACAGCTTTGTTTTCCACAGCCTGTGAGTATGTGGATAAGCCCCGTCAGACCCTCGCCACGCGCATGAAAGAGACGCCGAGCTTCTTCGCGATCTGCCGATCCGACAGACCCTGTTTCCTCAGTGGGGAAACCATCTTCGCCAGCTCGGAATCTGGGATTGAGGGCTTGGTCACGCGGCCCTCATCTTCACTGGTTTGATGTCGAAGCCGCCTGTTCTCGGCGCCAGTTCCTCGCGCGGGCGATAGGCGACAGCGCAATGGCTCTCGCAGTAGGGCCGGCCCGGTGCCGGCTTGGCGCAGCAGAAGTGGAACGACTCCTCCCCGGGGTCGCCGATCGGCCAGCGGCAGCCCTCTATCTCAAGCGGTTGCTTCCTCGGCCTGCCGGGCTTCGGGGCTTCGGCACGCACCGCCATATGAACGCCCTGCGCTCTCAAGCGGGAGACCTGGCCGAGCACGGCCGAGCGGGAGACGATTGTGCCTTGAGCCGTCAGACGCTTGGAGATCGTCCCGGCACTCGCGCCGGCCTGCCAGTAGGCGATAAGGGCGGCAATCGTCTCTTCCGTCCATCGCGCAACCCCGGCGCCATCGGTGGCGTCGTGTGTTTGGAGCGTGCTTAGGGTCATGGGTCAGGCTCCGTTTTGACCGGCTGAACTGCTGCCGAGGGAGCGTGGAGAGGGTCCGTGTCGGGACGAGGGGTCATGCGGGCGCGTCCGTTTTCTCGGTGCTCAGCTCCGCAACCGGCTTTGCATTGCCGGCGAGCATTTTTGAGCCGTTCAGATACAGCCTGAACCCGTTGAAGATTTGCTTCGCAAGCATCGACCGTGCAATCGCATCGTGCGTACTGATCTCGCCCGCGCGAAGAGACTCAAGGTCGCGCACGAGTCCATTGATGACGCCAGCCAGCCCAAGCGCCTCGGACTCGGGCGCGCTCTCGTAGTCGCGCTTAGCCATGCCGAGCGCTCCATTCTCTTATGCCAGCTTCGCTGCGTAGGGCGTTCGCCAGGGCCGAAATCTGCACGGCAACCCGCCGGTCCATGAAGGCGCCGTCTCCCGGCTTCGTGTCCCCGTAGTAGCCCTCGCAATAGCGGCAGAGCGGGGACAGCGCGCGGTCGCGACCGTTGCGGCAAGAATAGTCGTGGACGTCCCGCCGGCAGATCGCACACGTAAACAGCAACTCCATCATGCCGCCCTCCGTGCCGGCGTATGTGCGGCGAGCTTGGCCACGGCCATGATCCATTTCCGCTCTCTGCGCTTGATGACGGTCGCGCCCAGGCGTTGTTCCTTCGCGACGATCAGGGCGGTATGCGCGCTGTCCACTCGCTGCTGGAGATATAGGAGGTGCGCGCGGGAGGGGCGGGTCATGCTGCCTCCCGCTTCTTCAGGTACTCGCCGCACCAGTACGAAGGCGCGTTCGTCACGGACTGCGGAAAGCGCACGCAGCGGATGGCCTCGTTGATCGTGCCGCTGTGATAGAATGTTGGGTCCGTCAGAAGCGGGTCGGGCGCAGGCGTCCACGGACGCGCCCACATGCAGTTGGCGCAGGACTCGCTCATGCTGCCTCCTTGGCCCAAGCGCCGCCGGCCGTGATGCGGGCGCGGAGCTGGATGCCGTGGCCTATCAGTACCGCCTCGATGCCCTCCATCGTCCGCACGACGTAGGGGTAGACGCGAGGCAGGCTGAACATGGCGGTAGTGAACGCCTGCTGGGCAGGTGACGTGCGACCTTCGGGCACCTTCAACTCAAGCCAGATCACCTCGATGGAATTGTCGGTGACGTGCGACGCCAGGATCAGGATGTCCGCGACCCCCGGTTTCAGCCCCATTGCCTTGAGCTTCCCGCCCCTCGCCTTTCCTCCTCCCCCAGAGGGAAAGGTCGTCCACCAGCACGACGGGGGCAGCGCGGCGTCGAGGAACCGGGCCACGGTCTTGTGGAACTCCTGCTCCGGCTGCTTGCGTCTGATGCCCGCCACATCTGTCTCCGGGAAAGGCGCCCGCGCCTTCGTCTGACGCGGGCTAGTTAGGGAGGAGCGTCGCCGCGCGCACAAACCCGAGGCGCGGCACTCGGTGGACTCTGAAGCTATTCGTGCGTTCGGTTCACGTTGTCGCTCGACAGGACGCGCTCGGCCGCGGCAAGGATGGCCTCGGGCGAGTAGTAGAGAACCCTCGATGTCGTGGTGTGCGTCGGCCGCTTCTCGATCACACAGCCGATGTCGGTTCCGTCGAAAAGCCGGTCGTGGTTTCTGTCGGGCGCGATGGTCGCGAACTGCGGGATGGGGCCGTAGCGCAACCAGGCCACCATGCGGTGAAGCTGGGAGACGTCGGTCATGATCCCCTGCCGGCGGCGGTCCTGGCGCACCCACGCGGTGCCGAGGAAGACGGCGGGGAGCTTTGAAAACATGAATCCGTTCACATCGTCGCAACTGACCGACAGGTCGGCACAGTCGCGCTCGGGATGATCCGACCAAAGGCGCCGAGACTTGAATAGGCGCAAGAGCGTCGTCTCTTCCTCGCCCTCATACAGCGCCGCCGTGTTCATGGTGATCAGCGGGAGCGGCCTGTCCGTCCTCGTCCCGATCAGCGAGTAGAAGTTGTCGGCCGTCAGGTGACGGCAGGTCGGGTCCGCGTGCGTGCCGAGCTGCGGGAAGTCGGCATCGCCCAAGCTCATGTCCGCCCGCTGCGCCCGCTTCACTTCCTCCGTGCTGATATCGCGGAAGCGCCAGGGGTCCGGGCAGTAGAGGAGCTTGATCTTGTGCTTGTCCCAGACCGCCTGATCGAGTTTGCGGGCGGCAGCGGCGACGGTCCCGTAGCCATGGCAGTTTCTGGCGGACGCCTCGTGGCGCCAGTGGCATTCGAGCCAGGAGGAGAGCGGCAGGGTCATCGGCCGCGCACCTCCCGCATGATCACGCGGATGACGCGCTCGTTCGGCTTGCGGTAGTTGCGCGCCGTGTCGCGGCCGGTGAAAATGTAAACATCGGCCATGCTCACCAGCCCCCTCTTCGGGACGCACGCCCATCCGCTCACAATGAGTGACGGACGCTTGGCAGAGGGCATCTTGGAGGCGGGTAAGATGCGCGGGCCGTTCGGTCCATCACAGAATATGACGCTCTCGCGCACGCCCGCAGACTTGCCGCGAACATGGTCAATAGCCTCTCGCAGACCCTTAAGAATCTTGTTCGGCTTTGTGCGTCTGGCGGTCATGCCCGCGCACCCAAGCGGCAAAAATCTGTGAGAACGAGCGCCGCCCCGCACTTCGCCCTACCGGGTATGCGGACCACGTTGCTATGGAACGGGATCAGGTCGCCGTCACGCAGGAGAGCGCCGGCATGGGAGACGAACACCGGAGAGGTTGACCGCGCGGCCTCGTCCAGATCGCGGCGAAGCTGAACGACGTTGCCGGCGAACTCGGTGATCGGCCGCGGATCGGGAGAAGGCGTCCACAGCCGGTTCTCAGGGGCTACGAGGGCCGTCCAGTCCTCGCCCGGTCGCTTGTACGCCAGCCCCGTTCGACCGTAGTTGTCGCCCTTCACAAGGGCGCGGGCAGCGTCGAGCGAGACGACGTTGTCTAAGGCCGTCAGGTGCCGTCTAAGCGCCTCGCCGTCTCTTCCGGGGATTCCGTCGAGGCGGCGGGTTTCGACGAGGGCGAGACCATCGCCGCCAGCCTCTCCGCTGCTCTGGTGATGGGCCGCGATAGCATCGAGACCACCAACCCGGGAAGCGCCAGCGCCGCTCCGGTCCAGTTGACCAGATCCGAAACCAAGAACAGCGCGAAGGCCGTCCCTGCCAGCAGCATTTGCCCGGGTGATTTCTTCGACATGCCCTGCCAGCTCCTTCAACGTCGGGACCATCGCTGCCACCCGGCGGATGGTGCCGAACACGTCTACATCATCGAACAGCGGCGAGATTGCATCCAGCCTATCGCCGGGCGGCATCGACCGCAGCACCGACAAAAATGCGTCGGTCTTCGGGATCAATCCCGCCTTCGCCTTGAGAGCCGTCACCTTCGCCGTTCCGGTGACGCGCTGTATCTGCTTGGCCGAAACCGAACGAAGCCGGTCGGCCATCCTCTCCATCACGCTCTGGTACAGAAAGCTAGTCCCCGAAGTGCACGACATCACGCGCCTCCTTCTTCATGCTTGCCCTTGTGAAGGAGGCAATCAGAAAAGATCGATGCGCCGTTGCCGCTGTGACTGCAGAACGCAGCGGGGAGATGACCCGGAGGGGCGAGCGTCGCCACCTCCGGGCCGTCATCGGGGCTGATGCCGAGGGGGGAGGCGTTCCCGATGATGCGAGACGGATTGCTGTAAGCCGTGCGGGCAATCGCGAGCAGGACGTCGCGGAACTCGGGCGCCGTTGCCTCACGGATGCGCGTCTTGTGCTTGCCGCCGACCATGGCCATCATGCCGATGCGGCGGGCCTTGGCGTAGCCGTGCCGGGCGAGAGCGACCGGATGAATGCGCTGCGCCCCCCGCCCCCATCGAAGCTCCGGCATTTCGGTTCCGAAGGCGTAGAGCCAGGTCGCCTTGCGAGCCAGATGTCCGTAGTGACCCTGCTCCACACAACAGGTCCAGCCGCCGAGGCCGTCAGCCTTGATCCATCCACCATCGCGCGGCGGAGCGTTCAGTCCGAAGTGGCGCCAGGCGTGGCTGCCCTCGGGATGCTCGATCACGCCACCCCAGCGACGGACAGCCACGAGAGCAGCGGCGAAACAGCCATCATCGGCGCCAAGCTTGAACTGGTGGGGCTTCCGCGTGCTGCCGTGCCAGAACCGTCCCCATCGCTGACAGGGCGGATGAGCGACAACCGGGTGCGGCCCGGCATAGAGCCTCGCGTCCCGGTCGATATCCCAGGGATCAACGCCGGGCAGGTCGAAGTAGCAGCCGTCCTTGGCGACGAAGAGAGCGGCCACCGTTGGGTTCCCGTCGGCGCGCTCGCCCGTCGCATCGTCAGAGAGATTGCGGAGATGGGGGCGCTCGGCGGAGAGCGGGAGGACGGATGAGGTCATGCGGCGTCATCGCCCCCAAATCGCGAGGCGCGCCGACCTTGACCACCGCTCGTGTGATCAGGGCGGCTAGGACGATCCATTTCGATGAGCGGCCCGTGTCCACCTTTCGGCGTCGCGCCGCAGCCGTCGCATGTTGGCGTCGGCGGATAGATCGAGTGATAGACGGTCGGGACGGTGACGCGGCCACCGCAAATGCTGCACGTGCCAAGGATGGTTTTCATCTACTCGCTCCCCGCGCTGGTCGGCACACTCAGGCCGAGCAATGCGACGCACGGCGGATGCAGGCGAAGCCAGTTATGAGAGCCCATCAACCCCTCCTCTCCATCTCCTTGGTCTCCTTCACCAAGCCGGATATCTCCGTTCTCAGGAGAAAGAGAGC